TGCGAATCCTCCACGGGGCGTTGGTCCTTATGGACCTTTTAATCCCCAATAGCTCAGTTGGAAGAGCGCAAAACTGTTAATTTTGATGTCCTTGGTTCAAGCCCAAGTTGGGGAGCTTCTCTTATAAATACGATTAACATATAAAGTTAATCACTATGAGAGACCAAACAAAACTAAAGAAAAATGTAGGAAACTGGAGAAAGCGAACAAAAGAACTGCTTGTTGAATATAAGGGAGGCAAGTGTGAGTTTTGTGGATATAATAAATGTGTTGAGGCTTTAGAGTTTCACCACATAGATGAAACCACAAAAGAGTTTGCTATTTCTGGTTCTACAAAATCTTTGGAAAAACAGAAGAAGGAAGCAGACAAATGTTATATGTTGTGTGCTAATTGCCATAGAGAACTCCACTCTGGGTTTGATATATACCACAAACCTTCTTCTTCCGACTCTAAAGCATTGTGGTGATGCACCGCTCTTGTAAAGCGGAGACGACAGTTCAATTCTGTCTAGTGGCTTGACAAGAACTCAATCTTGTCTTATACTACTTCTTGTGTGAAGGAAGTGTGGTGGGAGAGCAATCTCCCATTTTGCGGAATTAGTTTAGAGGCAAAACTAAAGGTTTCCAACCTTTCGTCACCAGTTCGATTCTGGTATTCCGCTTTCGGGTTATCCGAATATCCCGAAAAATTGATGAGTATAAATACTCCGTTACTTACTGTAACGAATTACAACAGAACCAGTCGAGGTTCTTAACATCTGTGGGTAATCATTCCACAAGTAAAAAAACGAGGAAAACAAATGTTCAAAACGACTATCGCTGCAGCTGCCGCTGCAATTGCTCTTGCCCCTGCTGCCGCCCTAGCCGGACCCTATGTCAACGTCGAAGCTAATTCTGGTTGGACGGGATCTGATTATGGTGGAACTTCCACGGACCTTCACGTTGGATATGAAGGTGAACTGGGTGAGTCTGCTTCCTACTACGTCCAAGGAGGAGCTACTGTAGTCTCCCCTGATGGTGCTGAAAGTGACACTGTTCCTTCTGGTAAGGCAGGTCTCGGTCTTGCACTGACCGACGCACTGGGTGCATATGGTGAAGTCTCCTTCGTCGGTTCAGGTGATTCTGACATCGACCGTGGTTACGGAACCAAATTGGGTCTGAAGTACTCCTTCTGATACTGTAGACACATAGACATCTAGATGTTATACTGGGGGTGCGACGGCATCCCCTTTTTTTGTATATGAATTATACCCCACCTGCACTTTGTATTAGAAGTATTGAACCTGCTGAAACTCCAGGTAAAGTGCTTGTAGATATGCCATCTCTATGGAGAGATAGTGATCCTGTAAACCCTGTAGAAGTTGATAAAAAAATAGTTGAGTCTATTATGAGTGAACCTTATAGTGTGCCTATGTGTCCACCAGGGTGGCCCAATCCTCCTCTTACTGAGACGGAATGAAAAAATATTTACTGGTAGTAATTAAAAATCCAGCATCTCAAGTATCAATTTCTTTGTTTGGGATTTTGATATTGATAGGAATGCTACATAACCATGCACACTATCAGATGAGTAATGATCCCGATGCATATGTATTTCAGTGGTGTAAGGCAAACTCAGAACGATGTACTTACAGATCACGTTAGATAGGGAATAATAATGAAAAAGAAAATCAAAAAGTCGGAACAAAAAATTGCAGACTGTGATAACATCTATGATATGATTGAGATGCTACAGTGTCGTATTGAGGAAATAGAAAGTGAACATATGCAATTAATTCGTAAGATGGGAGAACTAAATAGTCGCGTAGACGACTTTTCTACAAATGAAAATTAATCTTTGGTACTCTAAGAGTATGAGTCAATGGAGATGGACTCTCTGTGAAGAATTTAAAAATGGTGTTACAAAAGTAGAACAATATGCCGGACAACGTGAGGAACTGCGAGATGCAATGAATGATGTTGCCAATACGGTAGAGTTTATGTTAGATGATAAATAACTGAAAACTGAAGACGTATAAAGAATTATACAATGGAAAATATAAAGATTAGGTGTCGTTCCTGTGGAAAGGAATTGGAAGGACACCCAAGTAAGACAGTTTGTTGTGGTTGTCCGAATATGGCAACCATTCGTGGTGATAAGATTTCGGCAGTTGACTTTTCAAATATTGTTATGTTAAACTCTTATCAACCTAAAAATAAAAAAGGAGTTCTTTCAACGGAAGATATCTTATGGCAAGAACAAAGAAAGCAACGCAAAGTCCGTAAAATGGATTTTGAGATTAGATAGGGAGAGAGTCCGGTTGGTCGAGGACACCGCCTTGAAAGCGGCTGGGTGTAAAAACTTCGCAGGTTCGATTCCTGTTCTCTCCGTTAGCAAATCAAGATAAGTTGACGAATACAAATTAGTAACTATTATAGCTAATATGTATTTCAATCTAAAAACCATGGACGAGCACACCTACAATAACTGGGTGAAAGTCAAAGAGACTTTTGAGTCATCTGGAAATACCGACAATTTCTTTTATCAGAGAGCATGTGTAATTGTTTCTGGTGGTCCGGATCCTATTGATAAAATGATGAAAAATGAACCATCGGATGGATGAAATAAAAACAGAACATTATGTCACTCAAAAAGAGTGTCAGGAGATGATCGACGATGCTATTCGGAGACACAATAGAAACGCAGGTATTATCAGCATGTGTGTGGGGTGGGTTGTCTTATGTTTATTTGCTGAAGGCCTTCTCAGATTGATTGGTGTTATTCCACCATTACTACCATGGTTACAAATTAAGTTATAGGAGAATTTTATGAAAGTAGGAATGATTGGTTTAGGTCGTACTGGTGAAGGTATGTCCCGTCGTATGATTGAAAAAGGAATTGAAGTTTGGGGTTATAGTAGTAGTAGCTATGAGAATGCCTGTGGACAATATGAAGCAGGATACATTAGTGGTGTTACTACTTCATTAGAGTATCTTGTCCAAGCAGTTAAATCTGATGGTCTTAGATATACTAGTGCCGGAAAAGTTCCTGGTATCTTTCAAATCACACTCCCAGAAGTAAAGGTAGAAGACACACTTGATGAGTTACTACCATTACTTGAGGAGGGTGATATTATTATTGATCACAGTAACACTGACATAACAAAATGTCAGGAACTAGAGAAGTATTGTTCTAAGTTGGGTATATCTTATATCTTCTCTGGTGTATATGGAGCACCTTATGCCATTGATACTTGCTCCAAAATTTTTCAAAGTTTATCACCAGGAAATATAAAATGACTTTAGCAGATGTTCTACTCTGGGGAACACTACCCTTTCTATGTGCCACCATTTATTTCGGGCACAGAAAAGGTGAAAATGTCTACTATGAAAGTGACAAATATGACGGAAATGGAACATCGCATTAAAATGAGACATGCGTTTGCCATGTCTTCATTTGGTAGAATGTTTGCACCAAATAAAATTACACATGAGATGAAAACACTTTGTATTGACTGGTCTGAAAATATTGATGAAATTCCACCTGCTAAAGACTTATATCAAGTTGATCGTTACTTTTTAGAACTATGGAAAACATGGTCATTGCCTTCATAGTATTTTATTCTTTATTCGGTTTATTTCTTTTTATCCTTTCAATTTTACAAGAGTAATGTTACATTTTGCTAGGTTCTGCGGAACAGTATTAAACAATCCATGGGGTTGTGGATTTTTGGCATGGTGTCTTGTGTTTGTTCCTGTTATAGGAATGTGGGCAGTCCACAAATATAACTGGCAGCACTGGGCACCATTTGACAGAGGGCACTATAGGTAGTATAATATATGAGTTGAGAAATCAACTGCGGTGCTCCCCTTCAGTAGGTTCAGGAGTAGCGGCGATAGGAACCTACTTTATTTGACTACATAATTACAACACCTTATAATACACAGGTAATCAAAACGGACAATGGCACTGACTGAAAAATTCAAGACCAAAGATTTGGATATTCTTCGTAATGCTGCAAAGGGTGAAATCTTTTTAGATGTAAAAAATCCAAAACTCTTTAAAAAAGTTCGTAAATATTATGAATCTAATGGGGTCGTATTTTCTGGAGATCCTCTTGATGATTATGAAATCATGATGGACTATCTTTATTCTGATTTACAAATTTCTGTTGAGATTGTCTGATGAATGTCGTACAAAAACCAATCGTTCTTCTTGAACGATCTCCTTATCGTTATATCCAAGTTGGCACTTTGGAAATCAATGGTAAACCGGATTGTCGTATTCAAAAAGCAGATTCATATACCGGTCGTTATCGTGATATGTATCTTTGTGATAATGAATTGCAACTGATGACTGCTATGGAGGATTATGAATATACCAAATGGTTAGATCCGGATGGTATTCCTTGTTATGTTAGAGACTCGGTATCGTCTGAAAACTAGACCTGGTGGAGTCATATGACCCTCTTATGAGTTTACGGCATCTCTCAAATGCCGTTGGTGCGGGTGGGTTACTACCGTCCAGTTTCTTGCTCCTGGTCAAAGAGTAAGTGGCGTGCATGGCAAGACCGTATGAGGAGAGTTGCATAAACTCTCCTTTTTTAGTATAATATAAACAAAGTAATTTTTCTCATGAAAATAGGATTTCAATGTAGTTCTTTCGATTTATTTCATGCTGGTCATGTTACCATGCTTAAGATGGAAAAGGAATTATGTGATTACTTAAAAGTAGCACTTCAAGTTGATCCTACCATAGATAGACCTGGAGTTAAAAATAAACCAGTACAATCCATATACGAAAGATATGTTCAATTGCAAGGGTGTAAATATGTGGATGAAATTTTAGTATACGAAACAGAATTAGATTTGCTTAATTTAATTCAAACTCAAACATTCGATATTAGATTTTTAAGTGAAGAATATAAAGATGTAGATGTTACTGGAAAGCAGTACTGTATTGATAATGGAATTCATATACATTATCATTTGAGAAGACATACATATTCTTCAACTGAAATTAGAAATAGAGTATATGAATTTGAAAAAGTAAAAATGTCCGAACAAACTGATGAGGTTGTAGAACAATATTCCCCAGAACTTTTGGAGAAGTATAAGTAATGTCAATTTTAGTTACGGGTGGAGCAGGTTTTATTGGGAGCAATTTTCTTAATACTTTAATTAATTCTTGTGATGATGAAATTATTTGTTTGGATAGTTTAACTTATGCTTCTAATTTAAATAATGTTCCAAAGGAAGTAACTTTACTTCCATATGATATATCAAACAAAGATAAAGTATTTGAAATTTTCACTATACATAAACCAAAATATGTTTTTCATTTTGCCGCAGAAAGTCATGTAGACAATTCTATTAAAGATTGTACTCCTTTCATTCAGACAAATATTATTGGAACTGTAAATCTTCTTATGGCTTCTCTAAAATATGAAGTTGAAAAGTTTATGCACATTTCTACTGATGAAGTATATGGTTCTATTAAAAATGGATCTTTTACAGAAGAAACTAATTATGACCCTAGAAATCCATATTCTGCATCAAAAGCATCTAGTGATCATTTTGTAAAGGCATTCAACAATACATATAATCTACCTACGATTATTACGAACTGTTCCAATAATTATGGTCCAAGACAACATAGAGAAAAACTTATACCTCAAACAATATGTAACCTTTTAAGAGGTAAGAATGTTCCTGTATATGGTGACGGAAAACAAATTAGAGATTGGTTATATGTTCAGGATCATTGTGAAGCATTAATAGAAGTGTGGAAGGGGGGTAAAATTGGAGAGAAATATAATATCGGAGGAGAATGTGAACTTCATAATATTGATTTAATTAGAAAAATTATCTCTATGATGGGAAAAGAAGAAAGTATGATAGAATATGTAAAAGATAGGCCAGGACATGATAGAAGATACTCAACTAATATTAATAAAATTTCTGCTGATTTAAATTGGAGACCAAAATTTAATATTGATGAAGGACTTAAAGAAACAATTGAATGGTATGAACTCTACAGCAACTGAACTGGAAGATGTCTACATTATTGAAAACAAATTATTTCAAGATGATCGTGGTTTCTTTATGGAATCATTTAACTTGAAACAATTTCGTGACATTGTTGATTATCCTATCGAATTTGTTCAAGATAATCATTCAAAATCATCACAATCTGTCTTACGTGGACTGCATTATCAAATTAAATATCCGCAGGGAAAACTAGTAAGATGTATCTCCGGTTCTATTTACGATGTTGCTGTTGATCTTAGGAAGTCTTCGAGTACTTTTGGTAAGTGGATTGGTGTCGCACTAAATCGACCAGAGAAGCATTTGTGGATTCCATCTGGATTTGCACATGGATTTCATGTCATGAGTGAAACGGCAGAAGTTGCATATAAAACTACTGACTATTATGTGCCAGGAGACCAAGAAACTCTTGCATGGGATGATTCTACTTTAAATATTGACTGGTTGAATATAAAGGAACCAATTTTATCTAAGAAAGATGAAGTGGGTAAATCATTTGAGGAGTGTTATAAGTATGAATAAATTATCTGTGTTTGGAGGAACTGGATTTATCGGAGGTAAATTTTGTGAAATGTATCCCGATAAAGTTACTCTAGTCTCAAGAGATGATACAATTCCTCTTACAAAAGATATTCTTTATTTTATTAGTACAACAACAAATCAAAGTGTCTTTAAAGATTTACATGTAGATATTAATACTAATTTAACTCTATTGATGAATGTTTTATGTAATTGTAAGAAGAAGGATATAACATTTAACTTTATAAGTTCTGGTTTTGTTTATGGTAATGATGTATTATATGCAAAAGAAAGTGACTGTTGCAATCCTACAGGGTTCTATTCGATTACTAAAAGAAGTGCAGAACAATTATTAATCTCTTATTGCAAAACATTTGATATAAAATATAGAATTTTTAGAATTGGAAATGTTTATGGATTAGATCCTACAATTACTCCAGGAAAAAATGTTCTTGGATTTATGATTGAACTTCTTAAACAAAACAAAGAAATTAAATTGTTTGAAGGAGGAGATTTTCAAAAAGATTATATGTTTGTTGATGATATTTGTAGATCTATCAAATTTTTAATTGATAAATCTAACGTGAACGAAATTTACAATATCTCTACAGGATATTATAAATCTTTTAGAGATATTATCTTAACCGCTAAAGATATAGTTTCTAGCAAGAGTGAAATACTATCAATTCCATTTCCTAAAGATCAAGAATATATTCAAGTTAAAAATATGACACTCAATAATCATAAACTTTCTTCACTAGGTTATTTTCCAAATATGAATTTTGATGAGGGACTTCTTAAAATGTGTAAGATATATTGACTTTGGATTGATATTATAGTAATATATACTAGGAGTTTAAATATTTTATGTCTGATTATAAGAAGACTGCACTTGTTCTTGGTGCGGGTGGATTTATTGGAAGTCACATGGTGAAGCAACTTCGTTCCGAAGGATACTGGGTTCGGGGAGTTGATCTTAAGCATCCTGAATATTCAGCATCTCATGCGAATGAGTTTGTTGTTGGTGACTTGAGGGATGTTAATCTTGTAAAACGATGTGTTCGTTTTACTGGATACCTTGGAAATTTCTATAGAGATATTGTAGATAAGTTTGCCGAACCTTTTGATGAGATCTATCAGTTTGCTGCTGATATGGGTGGAGCAGGATTTGTATTCACTGGTGAGAATGATGCAGACATCATGCACAACTCTGTGTCCATCAATCTGAATGTTCTTGAGGAACAACGCAAACTGAATGAAATCACAGAACAAAATAAAACTAAAATCTTTTACTCTGGATCGGCATGTATGTATCCAGAACACAATCAACTAGACCCTGATAATCCAGACTGTCGTGAAGAATCAGCATACCCTGCAGCACCGGACTCCGAGTATGGATGGGAGAAACTCTTCAGTGAGCGTCTCTACTTTGCTTACAATCGCAACCATGGCATCCCTGTTCGGGTTGCTAGGTATCACAATATTTTTGGACCAGAGGGCACTTGGGACGGTGGCAGAGAGAAGGCACCAGCTGCAATCTGCCGCAAAGTTGCTCAACTCCCGGAGTCGGGTGGATCTATCGAGGTGTGGGGAGATGGGTTACAAACTCGTTCCTTCCTGTTCGTTGATGAATGCATCGAAGCAACTAGAAGAATGATGGACAGTGACTTTATAGGTCCTGTGAACATTGGTTCTGAAGAGATGGTGACTATTAATCAACTTGTGGATATTGCTGCTGAAGTTGCAGAAAAAGAAGTTTCTAAAAATCATATTGATGGACCTCTAGGTGTTCGTGGTCGTAACTCTAACAATGATTTGATTCGTGAGAACTTGGATTGGGATTATCAGATGACTCTTAAAGAAGGTATTCGTTACACATATTATTGGATTGGAGAGCAAATTAATAAAAAATTATGAAAAATGAAGAAGCAAAAAAATATATTCAAACTTACTATATGAAAACTAACGTTTACTATCACATCTGGGCACCCACAAATACTGATATGTGGAAGATCATGGTTGATGAGCAGATTAAAAGACTTTATCGTTCTGGATTGCCAGAGATTGCTAATGTAAAGTGTGCAATTAATGGACTACAAGCATCTAGAATTGCAGATTTTGTTTCTCTATATGATTGGATTGATATCCTTGATGTGCAGGATAGTGATAATGAATATGAAGGTTTAACACTAAAGCATCTCTATGAGGATTGTATCAACAAAACTGTAGATAAGGTAATGTACTTTCATACTAAGGGTATGAGTCATATGTGTGGTACTAGAGATCACTATTCTGACCGTAAAGTGCGAGCAATAAATAGTTGGAGACACCTCATGGAATGGGGATGTATTGATAAATGGAAAGAAAATCTTGATAAATTGGATGAATATCAAGTATCGGGAGTAAACTATTGTTTAGATCCTTGGCCACATATGAGTGGTAATTTTTGGTGGGGAAGAGCAGATTATATTTCAACCCTTCAACATCCAATAAACGATGCATTTGTCAGAGAGAAAGAGGATTTCGGTCCTATTGAGAGGATGAATTTTGAAAAGTGGATTGGAATGAAGAACCCATCCACATTCAGTTTCTATAATGCACCGTTCAGTTACGATTTCAAAGGTATGAAACCTGATATGCAACCCACACCAGATGGGGAACCACACTGGTTCTGGTTATATCGTGACGACATTCATCCACATTATTTAAAAGAATTATGAGCACAAAATTTGGATGTTTTCATACAGTGTATGAAAACAAAAAAGCAACTGAGTTTATTCTACAAGAGTTTAGAAAGTATCATCCTGATGCACCATACACAATTTGCTGTGATGGTGGGGTAGACTACTCTGATCTTTGTGAGAAGTATAATGTAAACTATGTTCACTCTTACATGAGGATTGGTCGTAGGAATTGGGGACACGAGTCTGGTGTATATGGATTCACTAAAGACGAAACTCTGCATTGGATTCATATGTTCCGTGAGGCAGCACGATATGTGAAGTCTACTGGTGGAACTCATATGATTATGATGGAAGATGATGTGCTTACACAAAGTGAAGTTAAAATTCCATTAGAATGGGAGTGTGCTGGATTTGAAGTTCCTGAAAACAAAATTCAACCAGCACTTTTAGACTTTATCAAGACAAAATATAATGCTAATCCAAATGTAGATTGGTATGGTGCCGGTGGTGGAAGCATCTATAATATCAATACTTTCCTTGATAACTACCATAAGATCTATGACTTCTTAGATTTTGAGTTTGATTACATTCTTAAATATATGGATCATAGATTTGGATGGTTAGATCTTTACATGCAAATCGCATACTTTGTTTGCGGTAAAGACTATTCTATCAACACCAATTTAACTGAAACCTGGAAGACACCCAACTTCCGTGAGACTAATTTTTCTCTTGTTCATGCGTATAAGGAGCTTTATTGATGAAAATTGCACTTGTTGGACCCGGTATTATGCCCATTCCTCCCGATGGATGGGGTGCCGTTGAAAGTTTAATTTGGGATTATGCCCTTGAGTTGGATGAATTGGGGCATGAAGGATCAATTGTAAACACTCCCAATTATGATGATATCATTGAGTATTTGAACGAAGATCAGTATGACTTTGCTCATATACATTACGATGTTTTTCATCCTATTATGGATAGGATTGTTGCCGAGACCAACATTCCTAAGTTGGCATTTAGTAGTCACTATCCATATATTGATCAACCACATATGCATCGTCGTGATGGATATGATAGAATCTTTGATTGGATTATTAATAATAAAAAATATTATGTCTTCTGTATTTCGAAGAAGGATTATGATACTTTTAAGAATGCCGGAGCAGATGAAAGTACACTTCTTCTTTCTGAAAATGGTGCAAATCATAAAAGATTTACCTATCGTAGTGAAGCACTAAAACCTGATAGATCTTTGTATTTGGGACAGATTTATCATCGTAAGAAGCAATGGTTATATCAGGATATTGATTCGATTGATTATGTTGGACAAGATACTGGTGCTACTCCGTTTGATCAATCTAAGAACTATCTTGGTGAGTGGAGTGATGATTATAAGAGGGAACATTTTACTGACTTTGGTAGTCTTGTTCTTTTATCTGATGGTGAGAACGGGACACCTTTAGTTGTAAAAGAAGCAATTGTTAATGGACTTGGTGTGGTTATTTCTAAGTATGCTGCTCATGATCTTTCAGACGATCTGCCTTTTGTAACTGTGATTCCTGATGATAAACTTACTGATATCTCTTATGTCGAAGAAAAGATCAAAGAGAATCGTGAAGTATCTGTTGGTATGAGAGATGATATTAGGCAATTTGGTATTGATAATTTTTCTTGGGAAAGTCTTGTAAAACTTTATGCTCAAAATGTTGAGAAGTTAGAACCAAATGCGAATTAGTATTATTGGGCCAAACACCCCGATTCCACCAAAGGGATGGGGTGCTGTAGAATCTTTAATCTGGGATTATAAATTATCTTTGGAAAAGTTGGGACATACAGTTCAGATAATAAACATTGGGGAACCAATGAAAATTTTGAACATGATTGAGGAGTTTAAACCAGATTTCGTTCATATTAACTATGATGATTGGGTTCCTCTATATCCTTATATCAGATATCCTTGTGCTATAACAACTCATTTTGCTTACATTGAAAGACCTGAATTAATGGGTCCATATAAGGAAAGAGTTTTTGATGTTTTTACTCAAGTTAAACCCACAGTCTTTGGATTGTCTGATGGCATCAACAAAGTATATGAGAATGATTGTAAAATATCTTCAGATAAATTATGCCTAAATCCAAATGGAGTTATGTCAGAAAACTTTAGGGTAACTAATACTCCAAAATTTTCCGACAGATCAATCTTTCTTGCAAAAGTTGATTATAGAAAAAGGCAATGCTTCTTTCAATCAATTGATAGTTTATGGTATGCGGGTAATATTGTAGATCATAGATTTGACCAATCTAAAAATTATCTTGGGGAGTGGGAAAAAGAATATCTTTATGATAATCTAACTGACTATGGCAATCTTGTACTTCTATCTGATGGTGAGGCACATTCTTTAGTTATTATGGAAGCCTTTGCTGCAGGTCTTGGAGTTGTTGTTAGTGAATGGGCCACTGCAAATCTTGATATAAGCAAAGAATTTATTACTGTAGTTCCTGAAGATAAGGTAAATGATTTAGAGTATATTGAGAAAGCAATCATTGAGAACAGAGAATACTCTGTGAAAAATAGAAATGAAATTTTAGAATATTCAAAACAATTTGACTGGACAAACGTAATTCAAAATTATTATATGCCTAATATCGAAAAAGTTATTAAAAATAAAAAAACTAAAGTTGCCGTATGCTTTATTGGAACTGGCAAGTATCTTAATTTTTTACCAAAATATTATGAGAATATAGAAAAATATTTTCTTCCAAATTCAATAAAAACTTTCATGGTCTTTACTGATGGTGAACTAGATGGATTGCCTGATAATATAATTAAGTATCAACAAGAACATTTAAAATGGCCTTTTATTACTTTAAAGAGATTTGAAATTATTGATAAGGCAAGAGAAGAGATTTTAAAAAATGATTGGTTTGTCTTTATCGATGCTGATGGTTTAGTTGTTGATGAAATAAGTGAAGAAGAATTTTTTGATGATGATAAATCTTTCTTTGGAGTTCATCATCCATGTCATTATTTGAAAATGCCAGGACATCAAAGTTTTCCTGGGTCTTTTGAAACTAATCCAAAATCTAGAGCTTCTGTTTCTGATGAAGATGATACCTCTACATATTGGCAAGGATGTTTGTGGGGTGGAAAAGTTCCTGATGTTTTTAAATTGATTGATGAAATTAAAGGAAGAGTTGATGATGATATAAATGATGATATAATTGCAGTATGGCATGATGAAAGTCATTTAAATAAATTTTTTATTGAAAATAAGAGTAATGTAAATACTCTATCTTCATCATATGCATATCCAGAAGATTTTTCTTCTCAATGTAATTTTGATCCGAAAATAGTTCATCTATCAAAAGACAATTCAAAATATCAAGTATAAAAAAATGAATATTGCTATTTTAGGATCTGCTGGACAGATCGGTGCTTATCTAGAAGAGTACTTAAAAGAGAAAGGTCATGATGTAATTGGTGTTGATATAGTTGAAGGTCCACAGAATGACCTTCGTGTAACACCAAACACTTATGTTGAAAGTATTATTAAGAATGCCGACTTTGTATTCTTTCTTGCTTTCGATGTTGGTGGGTCACATTACCTGAAGAAGTATCAACATACTTTCCAATTCATTAATAATAACACACGTATGATGGCAAATACTTTTGCCTTACTTGAGAAGTATCGGAAGAGATTTATATTTGCTTCTTCGCAGATGAGTAATATGAGTTACTCTCCTTATGGTGTAATGAAGAGAGTTGGTGAACTTCATACCACAGCATTGAAAGGACTCACAGTAAAGTTTTGGAATGTGTATGGTATTGAAAAGGATATGGAGAAGGCACATGTGATTACTGATTTCATCCGTAGAGGATTTGAGGAGGGTGAATTTGAGATGATGACTGATGGCACAGAAGAACGTCAGTTCCTTTACGCTGAGGACTGCTGTGAAGCACTGGAAACTGTAATGGAGAACTTTACAGACTTCAAACCAGAAGACCCACTTCATGTTACTTCCTTTAGTTCTACTTCGATTAAAGATGTTGCTTCTATTATTCAGGGACAATTTAATTTGATTGATAAGACAGTAAATATTAAACCTGGTCTTGCAAAAGATAGTGTTCAGATGGATAAACGAAACGAAGCAGATACTTATATTACTGGTTGGTGGATACCTAAAACCACTATAGATAGAGGGATTGCAAAAGTTTTTGAGGATATGAAAGGTGATTGGATTTAATCATATTGGAACGATTGGAAGATTTGGCAATCAAATGTTTCAGTATGCGGCTCTTAAAGGTATTGCCGCAAATCGAGAGTTTGAATATACGATTCCCCCGGAGAACTCACAAGTTCAAATTGATAATTATGGATTGTTGGAAGCATTTGAACTTGCAGACAATAAAAATATTGGATGGATTGAAACTGAAAATATAATTCAGGAAAAGCATTTTCATTTTGATGAGGATATATTTAATAAGTGTCCTGATAAAGTAAGTGTTTATGGATTTTTTCAAACGGAAAAATATTTTAAGCATATTGAAAACGAGATTCGTAAAGATTTTACTTTTAAAAGTAATTGGTTAGATCCTTGTAAAGAGTTTCGTAGTCAGATGGGAGAAGAAGTCATCTTCCTTCATGTTCGTCGTGGTGATCCTGGTCTTGCTGATAAGAGAGGATTTAAATGGGCATATGTAAACCTTGCAAATCAACATCCTGTGCAACCTCTTGAGTATTATGAAAAAGCACTTGCAGAGTTTGATGAGAGTCTTCCTGTAGTTGTATTTTCCGATTCGATTGAGTGGTGTAAGGAGCAAGAATTCTTTCAGAATGATCGATTCATGTTCTCTGAACCAGAAGATACTCATTCCGATGGTGCATTAGTTCCTTATCTTGATATGTGCTTGATGTCTTTGTGTGATCATGCTATTATTGCCAATAGTTCCATGAGTTGGTGGGGTGCATGGTTGATTCAAAATCCAAACAAAAAAGTAATTGCACCAAGCATGTGGTTTGGTTCTGATTATGCCGACAAAGATACAAAGGATTTATATTGTGAGAATTGGAAGGTTATCTAATGGATAAAAATAAAGCACTCTATAAACTCAAAAAACTTCCTCACATATATTATTTAAATCTGGATGAGCAACCAGAAAGAAAAGAATATATGGAAGAGCAATTTAAGTATTGGGAGATTGAAAACTATACACGCATCTCTGCATACGATGGTAGGGATGGTAGAGACCTTGGAGACATTCTTAAAGGAAGATATCCTGATATGATGTCATCTGGTGAGGTTGGATGCACTACGTCTCATCTGAAAGCAATGGTAGAGTTTCTTAAAACAGATGCTCCATGTGCCTTAGTAATGGAAGATGATTGTGATATTTCTACTGCTGCTCATTGGCCTTTTGAATGGAAAAATTTCTATGCAAAAATTCCTTATGATTATGATGTAATCCAACTTGCTGTCATTAATCCTGCATCAGTTCATTTAAAAATGCATAAGAGATTTGTAAATGATTTCTCAACTGCTTGTTATTTGATTACACGTCGTCATGCACAAAAATTAATTGACCTTCATGTAAGAGGTGATAAGTATAAGATTGATAATGGAGTCAAACCAAGAGCAGTTGCCGATGACTTGATTTATAATTCTGGAAATACTTTTGCTATTCCTTTGTTCTTATATAAACTCGAACTGGGTTCTTCGATTCATGCAGAACATATTGATGCCTTTCATAAGTCAAGTTATGAAGGACTTTGGAATTTTTGGAAGACACAGGCAAATCAAATTGAGGATTGGAACTCTATATTTGATTATGATCCATACTTTAACCGATTACCTCCCATAGAAGAAACAAAAGAGTAAGCATTTATACTGACCACTCTTGACAAGACTTTATGTTTGCTATATAATACTGTAATGTTTCTTAACAAAACTCAAATGACTGTAACAACCGAAGACGGTGGACGCACAAACATGTGGGCCACTGAACCCCGTATGTATGTCGATCCCTCTTATACTGAGGCATATGGTCTTGAGACACATGCAGAACGTGCAGAGAAACTCAATGGTCGCACAGCAATGATTGGATTTGCTGCTGCTTTGATTTCTTATGCTACGACTGGTAGTGTGTTCTTTTTTGGACTTTTCGGATTCTGATCTTGACAATGTATCAAATCTTGTTTACAATGACCAGTATTGCCTTCTTCGTATTGTTGGCATATTCCATCGAAAAATTATCTGAAACTTATTAAACGATGACTTTTAACATTACTCTCCGCACTCCTGATGGTGCTGAAACCACTGTCACTTGCGAAGATGATCAATACATCCTTGATGCAGCAGAGGAAGGTGGAGTTGATTTAAACTACTCTTGCCGTGCTGGTGCTTGCTCTTCTTGTGCAGGTAAAATCGTATCTGGTACAGTAGATCAAAGTGATCAATCATTCTTGGATGATGATCAAATTGAAGAGGGATTTGTACTCACTTGTGTTGCATATCCAACTTCTGATGTTATACTTGAAACTGAACAAGAAGAGAATCTCTACTGATGCACGGAAGTCTTGAACCAGAAGATCGAGTAATGGACACTCCATCTGTTTATGAACAAGTTGCTTCTCTTGCCCAAAAATATGGGTGGGAAGAAGGTGATGATATTGTAGTTGAAATGGCAGGAACTCAAGTTTCTGGTATTGATGTAGGTGAAGTGTATAACAAGAAATGGCAATCACCTATTGGGACTCGTAAGTGTAACAAAGAGGCATTTATTGTTATCAAAAATCTCTCAAGAGATCCTTTTGAGTCTTCTAAACCTATGGATAGAGAACATAAACCTCAACATCCATATGAACAGGTTAGTAAAACGAATGTCTAATCCAAATCAACTCTATGATGATATGGAGAGATTAAATGCCCTATACGAAGAACTCTGCTGGGCACATGATGATGAATTAGTATTCACTCATGAAAATGGTAGAGTCATTATTTACAACAAAACACAGGAAAAAACAAATGAACGAACGCGCAGAACGTATTAATGGTTGGGCAGCAATGATTGGTGTCATTGCCGCAATGGGATCATATGCAGCAACAGGTCAACTTATTCCTGGAGTATGGTAAAATGATGTTATTAGCAACCTTTATGTTGGGTGCTTTTATAATTCATTCGGTGATTACAGAAGATGTTGATGATGATGATGGACCAGGTGGTGGTATGTTGATACCAGCACAAATCCCAATTCAATAACAGACAAAAAAGACTTTACTCTATATACTGAGTAGAGTCTTTTTTATTATATGCCAAAGAATCAATTGAATAAGGATGAACTGATATGTCATGTTCTTAAACTTAAGAATGAAGTAGATGAAGAATCGAAAGCAGTTTGGCAGAAGGAAAAGGACCTAGCACATAAGTATCTCAATAAGGTGTTGGATCGAATTCAGGAATATCGATACTAGGGCTTGACGGGATTTTCAAAGACCTGTATGATAGACGGGTCTTCGGGAAACCACCTCAAAACACTCCCAACACGGGGGGGTTGACAGAGATGGGAAACCGTAGTATACTAAATAAGTCAGCAAGTTAAGAAATCAACACATTTCTTAACTGTTCTTAACACCCCTCAAACCGAGACCTATAGGGTGTATAAATCACGTCTCTCATATCCCCGGCTGAGGGTGCTGGGGAAATAGTAACTCCACCATTCCCTGATGGTCTTACTTTTTCGTACAAAACAATGGCTACAACTCTTTCAAGGCAACAATCAACCCCATGGCAGAATTTCTGTGAGTGGGTAACTTCAACAAACAATCGTCTTTATGTCGGTTGGTTCGGTGTACTGATGATCCCAACACTGCTTGCAGCAACTGTCTGCTTCATTGTTGCATTCATCGCAGCACCTCCCGTCGATATTGACGGTATCCGTGAACCCGTTGCTGGTTCACTCATGTATGGCAACAACATCATCTCTGGTGCAGTTGTCCCAAGTTCAAATGCAATCGGTCTCCACTTCTACCCAATCTGGGAAGCAGCATCACTCGATGAGTGGTTGTATAACGGTGGTCCTTTCCAACTGGTAGTCTTCCACTTCCTTATCGGCATCTATGCTTATATGGGACGTGAGTGGGAACTCTCATACCGTTTAGGTATGCGTCCATGGATCTGTGTAGCATATTCTGCTCCAGTCGCTGCTGCGAGTGCAGTATTCCTCGTCTATCCTTTCGGTCAAGGTTCTTTCTCCGATGCTATGCCTCTTGGTATTTCTGGTACTTTTAACTACATGCTTGTATTCCAGGCAGAACACAATATCCTTATGCACCCGTTCCACATGCTCGGTGTTGCTGGGGTATTCGGTGGATCTCTTTTCTCTGCTATGCACGGAAGTCTGGTTACATCTTCACTCGTCCGTGAGACGACTGAAACTGAGTCACAGAACTATGGTTATAAGTTCGGTCAAGAAGAAGAGACCTATAACATCGTCGCAGCCCATGGTTACTTCGGTCGTTTGATCTTCCAATATGCTTCGTTCAACAACTCACGTTCCTTGCACTTCTTCCTTGCTGCATGGCCCGTTGTTGGTATCTGGTTCACCGCACTTGGTGTATCCACGATGGCCTTTAACTTAAATGGCTTTAATTTCAATCAGTCTGTGATTGATTCACAGGGTCGTGTGCTCAACACATGGGCAGACGTATTGAACCGTGCCGGTCTTGGGCTCGAGGTAATGCACGAAAGAAATGCACATAATTTTCCTTTAGACCTTGCTGCTGCTGAGTCAACTCCTGTAGCACTTACTGCTCCTTCCATCGGTTGAGTTAGTTAGAAAAACTGAATAACAAGAAAGAGACCTTACGGGTCTCTTTTTTTTATGTTATAATGTATAAATAGTTCCATACCAAACTTCCATACCATAATGAAAACTTGTAGCAGATGTGGAGAAACAAAAGAACTTTCTTGTTTTTCTAAAAGGAGCAGCAGACCTTCTGGTGTCCAATCAAAGTGTAAGGACTGTGAAAGAGAAGTTCGTAGACAATACTATAAACCCCATGAGGTTGCACGAAGAAAGTTTAAACTTACAGAAGATCAATACAATGATCTAATGAAGAATGATAACTGCCAGATATGTGATGTAGAACTCACCAAGAAATGTATTGACCACTGTCACTCCACAAATAAGATACGGGGTGTTCTCTGCAACAACTGCAACACCGCACTGGGTCTGTTGGGAGACAACACCCAAACTCTCCAAAGTATGATAGAATATCTACAAGAACATTGTGTTATCTTATGAAATGGTTATTGAAATCTGTTGAATTTGATTGGGAATTAAATAAATGTATTAATCCTCCCGATTTATCAAAGCAACTCAAAATTGTAAATGAAGTTACTTCTGTACCTTGGGTTGGTAAGTCTCCTGATGATGTTGCAGATAAAATTTATGCTCAATATGGATATTGTTTAAAGGCAATTGAATGCATTCCAATAAAATCAAATAAATTAAAGGGATTTGGGAAAGATTGATAAAGTAAAAACTGAATAACAAGAAAGAGACCTTCGGGTCTCTTTTTTTATGTGTAAGTATAAACTCGTAGGCATAAATTTTTGTTTCCTAATTGTATTGATTTACACACAAATCATCTATATAGTGGTAGAATTGGAGAGTTGAACAAAGTGTAACTAAGTCGATTTTTATTATGAGTAAATTTTATTCGTGGAGGTTATTGTGCATAATCTAATATCCTATAATCAATTAGCAGGATGGAAAGAAAGTTTTAAAAGGTTCGGTAAAACCCTAGACAGAAGTATAGAGGAATCGGATCTAATCAATGATTATTACAATTGTCTAATTGAGTGTGATGATAATCAGTCATCATGCAAACGTATATGTCGAGAGGTTCTTAGGGAATAATGTATATGGTTTTATCTAAATATTAATGCAATAAGGACTCTGAATGAGTCCTTTTTTAATGGTCGAATATGAGTAAAAAGAAAAAGAGTAAAACAATTTGGAGATTGTGGTGTAAAGCACTTGGACAGAAAGCATCAGATAATGATAAAGAATCTGATATTGTTGCCATCATCCGAACATTTGTTTTTCTTACATATCTCATTACCAATATTGCAATCGTTTCAAATGCAGTAAGACATTGGAATGATAATGAATCATTTAATCAGGGATTCACAACACATCCAAAGTATCCAGACATAAGAATGTGATAGATAGAGTACTTGCAAATACTCAATGAAATTTCTTTTTGCATTTCTTGCTACACTCTTTCTTGCCGCACCTGCATGGGCTATCGATGTTACAATGGGTTCTGGTGGAAACTTGATTTTTGACCCATCAGATGTTACAATTAATGCTGGAGATACCGTTCATTTTGTGAATGGTATGCTTCCACCCCACAACATTATTGTTGAGGGACGTGCTGATCTCTCAAGAGAATCACTAATGTTTAATCCTGGAGAATCACAAGACATTGTTTTTGCCGATGCCGGAGATTATACTTTCTTCTGTGCTCCTCATCAGGGTGCCGGAATGACAGGAACTATTCACGTTAACTAATGAAAATATTTTTGGACACTGCTGATATCGATGAAATCAGCAAGGCAAATACAACAGGAATGATTGAAGGAATCACAACTAATCCTACTTTGATTAAGAGAAGTGGTCGTGATCCTGTAGAAGTTATCAAAGAGATTTCTTCTATGAGCAATCAATTTGAATCTGTATCGGCAGAAGTTGTTGCCGATACTGCCGAAGAAATGATTGACCAGGCAAGTGAATTTGAAGGACTCTGGAATGTTACAATCAAAGTTCCTTGTACTGTAGAAGGACTGAAGGCATGTACTGCACTTGCTGCCGTTGGAAGAAAGGTTAATGTAACTCTTATCTTCTCTGTGGCACAGGCAATTCTTGCTCGTCGTGCAGGTGCCGCATATGTTTCCCCTTTTGTAGGAAGACTGAATGATAACTCTGTTTCTGGAGTTGCACTTGTTCAGGCAATTGCCGGTGTTTATGATCGTCACTTTAGTACAACTCAAGTTCTTGCCGCATCAGTTCGTGATGTTCATCAGGTTGGAAGATGCTTTGATGCTGGTGCGAACATTTGCACTATCCCTCCAAAAGTATTCTGGGGAATGTATAATCATGTTCTAACGGATCAAGGTTTGGAGCAGTTTCAGCAGGATTGGAATTCTGTTAAGGGTCTGTGATTAGTTCATCTACACCCGATAAACTGGCAGAGATTATTCGGGACACTTGGCCTCAACTCTATCGAAAACAAAAAGTAGGTATAACTTCTCATTGACTTCTATTGTAAAGAAGTGTAAACTAAATACCATAAGTTTATTACGGAGTTATGACTACTTCATCACTTTCACCCCCAATTACACAAAGAGGATGGTTCGATGTCTTGGATGACTGGCTTAAACGGGATCGTTTTGTCTTTGTGGGTTGGTCTGGACTACTACTTCTTCCCACTGCTTATTTGTCAATTGGTGGCTGGCTTACTGGCACAACTTTCGTTACGTCGTGGTACACCCACGGGTTGGCAACTTCCTATCTTGAAGGTGCTAATTTTCTCACAGCGGCTGTGTCAACGCCTGCTGATGCTATGGGTCATTCTCTTCTTCTACTTTGGGGTCCTGAGTCTCAAGGGGACTTTCAGCGATGGCTCCAACTTGGAGGGCTTTGGTCCTTTGTTGCTCTCCACGGTGCATTTGCCCTTATAGGTTTTATGTTACGTCAGTTTGAACTGGCACGTCTTATCGGTATCCGTCCCTACAATGCGATTGCTTTTTCCGGTCCTATTGCTGTCTTCGTTAGTGTCTTTCTCATCTACCCTCTGGGTCAATCAAGTTGGTTCTTCGCTCCATCTTTTGGAGTGGCAGCAATCTTCCGATTCCTCCTCTTTCTCCAAGGATTCCATAACTGGACTCTAAACCCCTTCCATATGATGGGAGTTGCTGGTATACTAGGAGGAGCACTACTCAGTGCTATTCATGGTGTGACTGTAGAGAATACATTATATGAAGATGGAGAACAGGCAAACACATTTAAAGCGTTCGATTCCACTCAGGAGGAGGAGACCTATTCGATGGTTACTGCTAATCGTTTTTGGTCACAAATCTTCGGCATTGCTTTTAGCAATAAGCGTTGGTTGCACTTCTTTATGTTGTTTGTTCCTGTCATGGGTCTTTGGATGGCTTCTATTGGCATCATTGGGCTTGCTTTTAATCTTCGTGCTTATGATTTTGTAAGTCAAGAGATCAGAGCAGCAGAGGACGCTTCATACGAAACTTTCTACACGAAAAATCAGCTTCTTAACGAAGGACTCCGTGCTTGGATGATGACTATTGACCAACCACACGAAAATTTTCCTGTAATTGAGGAAATCCTTCCAAGAGGTAATGCTTTGTGATAAAAATATATTCCCAACTGGAAGCCCTCTAAACCACTTCCCAAACCGTCCACCACTCCTTTACAAGGGGTGGTTTTTTATTGTATAATGACTTCATACGAATTCAAAAAATGACACACTTTGAATACATCACAGGTCATCTGTTTCCTTCTTGGGTTCGAGAAATGAAATACAACTTTAATATCTGGGCAGACCTAATGACTGGCAACTATGAGGGATATGCTCTCTCGGAGGAGGATGATCCATACCAAGAGTGTTATGAATGGTTTTGGGCATATATCAATTCGGATGAGACACCCTCCAAAGAGTTTCTTGAAGAACTCCTTCAGTTAAAGAAGGATGTTGATAGTGGTAAAGTGGAAACATACCCCTTTAATCCCTTTGATGATCAACTATGGGAGGACACTCCCTAAACTGTCCACCACCTCTTCACAGGGGTGGTTTTATTATAGATAATTTTAACTATAATAAGTTTTATGTCTTTCTTATTAGCAGCAGGAATGTCTTATTACATGTCTACGATTTGTTATGAGGCACCAAACTTAACTGAACTACAGATAAAGGAAAGAGCAGAGGAAATGTTTCCTTATCGAATGGGAATGAACAACCATAACAAAATTTATTATTATGGATTATCATGTAAAAACAACGATTAACTATTATGAATCACTATCTCGTTTTTGTTTATGGTGTATGCTTTGCACTTATTGGAGGTGCTGCATTTGCCATGGTATGGTCTAATATCATGTCAATTAATATGATGCCGCCAGAACCTAAAAAATCAAAACATCCAGAAGCACCTAAAGCAGGTGAAGAGGTGATGTATGTGGATTTGTCTAGAGAGAAACTAGAAGACCTTTACAAGAAGGACGAAGAATGATATACTATGAAGGTTAGAAACCCTCTTTTTTTATGGAAGTAATTACCGAAGGAAAGGTGAAAACAGTATATCAAGGTGATGATGCTGATCGTGTTATCATTGAGTATCATGATAAGGTGACTGCAGGGAACGGAGAGAAGGAGGATCATCCTTTAGGAAAAGGATCTCTCTGTTGTAGTATTTCTTCTATCTTGTTTGAAAAACTTTCCAAAGAAAATATACCAACCCATTATATTGATATGGTTGGTGCTAACAAGATGATCTGTAAGAATGTAGACATCGTTCCTCTAGAAGTTATCTGTCGCAATCGTGCTGCTGGATCTATTGTTCGTGAGACAACTCTCAAGGAGGGTTATCCACTACCAAATCCAATTGTTGAGTTCTTTCTGAAGGATGATAGTAAGCATGATCCTTTACTTACACCAGATCGTGTGCGTTTGATGGGATATGATCCTGAACCTTTCATTGAGATGACATTAAGGATTAATGATTACCTTCGTCAGATGTTCTATATCATGGGTATTGATCTAGTAGATTTTAAAATCGAGTATGGATATACTGCTCATGGTGAGTTGCTACTTGCCGATGAGATTAGTCCTGATAGTATGAGACTATGGAAGATTGGTGGTGATGAGAGATTTGATAAAGATCTGTTCCGAAAGGATGAAGGTGATATTGTTCCTGCCTATCGTGAGATCCTTGACCGACTACAACCCCTTGCAATCCAATGAACATTAAAGAAAAGAAATCACTACTTAAAACACTTGAAACTGCCTACAAGACTTGTTTTGATTGTGGTGACAAGTATGGAGTTTATTCTGTAGGTTGTTCATCTGTTTATGAATCAAAGTGTGATGTATGTGGTGAGATGAAACCTATCACAGAAACCAGAGACTTTGGTTATTTCATCACTGGTATTCGCAAACTTAAACTTGAGATTCAAAATGAAACATGAAATCCCTGATGAGATTAGAAAACTTGGTTTCGATTGCTTTAGAAGTTTGAACCAAGCAGAACGTGCTGTTGTTATGTTTGGTGAGGATGAGTATCGTAAGTCATTAGATCTTGATAATGATGATGCTCCCTGTTGGAAGATACCCAGTGGAGAGTCAACAACCTTTGTTGGTTGGAACCCTATGTGTATTCCAACAATGGATTACATAGTATGGAAACTAAAACGTCGTGAGCAAATTGCCAGAGGTGAAATCATTGGATAAATTATCTAAAGAAGAGATGAGAACTAAGATCAAAGAGTTCTCTGCAATTCTTAAAAATCAAAGAGTGTATTGGGATGAAGAGGACAAGAAAGGATTTACATATTCTTGTGATCTAATCTCACAATCATTGATTACATTATACATTCGTTTAGGAAGAGACTGATGGACTATAAAACTTCTGGTGTTGACATTATCAAGGGTAGATCTTTTGTAGAGTATATCAAAGCACTGGCACCTAGTATTGGTGGGTTCAGTGGAATGATGGAAGTGCCATCAGGATATGAGAAACCTGTATTAGTATCTGGTGCCGATGGTGTCGGAACTAAAATTAACATTTGTAGGATTGCTGATGATTACACCACTATTGGTCAGGATCTCGTTGCTATGTGCGTCAATGACGTTATATGTTCTGGTGCTAAACCATTATATTTTCTAGACTACATCTCTACCAAATCGCTTGATGCTAATGTTAGTGACATTGTGTATGGAGTTAACATTGGTTGTGTGATGGCAGGAATGGAATTGTTAGGAGGAGAAACAGCAGAGCATTTTAGAGCAACTGACTATGACCTTGCTGGTTTCTGTACTGGTGTTGTAGAGAAGAATGAGATTGTTGATGGAACTAATATTCGATCTGGTGATGTAGTCATTGGCATTGAGAGTAGTGGTCTTCATAGTAATGGATATACTCTTGTTAACTATTTGCTTAACAGAAATTACATTTACTATAAGGAGATGCCTGAGCTGCTGGTTCCAACAACCATCTATGCCCGTCTCATTCAGCACCTGTTGGACGAAGTTCCTATCCTAGG